ATGCGACAGCTGATTCCCGCTCTGCTGCTGCTCACCCTGCTGGTGCCCGCCGCCGCGGCGGTGGAAGCCCCCGTCACCCGGGCCCAGTTTGTCTCCGCCCTGTGGACGTGGGCGGGCGCTCTGCCCGCCGCGGGAACGCAGCCCTTTTCCGATGTACCGGAAGGCGCACCCTGGGAACCGGCCGTGTGCTGGGCCCACGACCAGGGTCTGATCCAGGGCACCGGCGGCCTGCTCTTCACTCCCGACCGGCCCATTACCCGGGAGGAGGCTGCCATCCTGCTCCGGCGGTATGCCGCCAGCACGGGCCGGGATGTGTCCTTTCCCGAGATCGCCCGCTGCAATAACTATGAGGAGATCTCCCCCTGGGCGGACGATTCCCTCTACTGGGCCGCCGGCACCGGGCTGATGGACTGGTCGGAGACCGGCCGGCTGGATCCCCAGGGCACCCTGACCCAAACCCAGCTCACCACAATTCTCACCCGGTTCTCCCCATAACGCCGAAAAGGCGGCCCGCGCTGCGGGCCGCCTTTTATCGTACCATTTTCTCCATCTGGTCCCAGGTGGGGCCCAGGGCCTCGATGTCCCCCCAGGTGGCGAATCTCGCCTCCAGCATGGCCCAGGTGACGTACCAGTACACGTACTCGATTTCCACGTGGGCGGGCAGGATGCTCTCGATGATAGCCGTCATTTCCTCAAATCCATCGGGAATTCCGGGCACATCAGGGAAGCGCACGATCACCTTTCCCGGGGTACCGGTCTCCTCTGCTACAGCATTGACCCCGCACCCCTTCAGGTTGTCGTTGATGGCTGCCAGGGTAAAACTGTCTCCGCTGATGCGCAGCAGGGCGGCCAGGGCCGCTCTGCGCATTTCCAGGTCATCGGTCACCGGCTTCCGGGTCAGCAGGGCCTCGATGCTTTCCAGTCCCCGGCCCTGGGCGGTGGAAATCAGCATCTCCCGCTGGATCTCCTCCAGAGTGTCCGAAACGCCGTCCAGGGCCGTCCCCTGGGCGTCCAGCTCCCCGCCGTTGGCGGTGCCGTCCAGATCATAAACCCGCAAGGGCCGCAGCAGCTGCCGCAGGTACTCCCCGTAGCCGCTCATACCGCCGCCTCCAGTTCCGAGACAGTGATGCTCTGCAAGCGGGGCAGCACGTCGTCCTCCACCGCCACGTCGGCGGCGGGGGAATCAATGACGTAGTTTTTTACCCCGTCCACAGCGAAGGTCAGCGCCCCCAGCCTGGCCCGGAGTACGTTCTGCCCCAGCAGCCGCCCGTCGAACCAGCTCCGGACGGCCTGTTCCACCGCCTGGCGCACCGTCTCCCCGTCCCGGTTGTCCTCCGCGGCAACCCGAATGGTCACTGCTACATTTTTGACCTCCGGGGCCCGCACCTGGACGTCCACAGCGATCTCCCGCCGCTGCTCAAAGTAGCTCTGCAATTCCTCCAGCAGTTCCCCGTCGGGCACCCCCGCCGGGGTGGACACCACCACGTCCACGCTGCCCACCCCTCTGGGCCGGGGCACCGCCACGGCGGCCGCCACCTGAGGGAAGGACATGGCCTCCTGCTCGTAATAGGCGGCGTTGGCCCCGTTGGGCATCCGCCGGAAGGTCTCCAGCACCCGGCTTCTCAGAGCCTCGTCGCTCTCGGCGTCCAGTCCGCCGGAAAAGCCCTCAGGGTTGGTGCAGCGGCTGACCCCCACCGGGGCCACCGCCATGGCCCGGATAGCGTCCGCCGCCACATTGCCGGACGCGCCCGGCTCAATGGCCCGGGCGGGTACCTCCACCGCCGTCTCCCCGGCACGGATGGTCCCCTCCCGGGTGGTCTCAAAACGCACGCCCCCGGCGGTCATGCACACCGTCCCCGCCTGGATAACCAGGTCAGTGTCCGCGGCAGAATCGGTCTCAAACCGGATAACGCCCTCCGCCGCTGCTGCCTCTCTCCGGGTCAGGCCCCGCAGCTGGGCGTGCAGGTCCAGATAGTCCTCCACGGCAGTCTGCGGGAAACACTGCCGGTTCACCCAGTCTGCCTGCACGTACAGGGCGTAGATCTGTTCCGCCACGGCGTACAGCCGCACCGCCATATCTCCGCCGCCGTTCAGGGTCAGACCTGTTTCCTTTTGGAACAGGTCCACCATCTGCTCATAGATTTCGTCTGCCGTCATGTTCTCACCATCCTCCCAGCTCCATGGTCAGCGTCAGATCCTCGCCCCGCCAGTCCAGGTGGAGCCTGAGCGTGCCGTTCTCCCCCAGCTCCGCCGCCGTCACGATCAGCTCCGGCTCGTCGGCCAGGGCCTGGGCAGCGTACTGCCTGGCCATGCTCTCCCGCTGGGTGGGCTTGCACCGGCTCAGCTGATACAGCTCGCTGCCCAGCTCCGGCAGGGGCGGAAAGCTCCCCTTGGGGATGGACAGCTTCCACATGACCCGCTGCAAAAGCTCCTGACTGCCCTCCGCCCGGCGGAGCCCGCCGTTTCCGTCCATGACATAGTCGCCATCCCGCACCATCAGTTCCATCCGCTCACCCCATTACCATCACCGGCTGCCCGTTAACTGTCAGCGTGCCGGTAATATCCACCGTCCCGTCCTTTTTCAGGCGCAGCACAGCCTTACCGCTGTGAAGGAGGATCTCCCCCTCCTCCAGCTCCCACTTGTCCTGGCAGCGCTCACCCAGCACGCAGGGCACTTCTCCCTGCTCGCCGGTCTTGATCACCAGTACTTGCTCTCCCCGGCGGGGCCGCCACACGTACCCGCCGGGGGCGAACACCGGCACCTGCCGCCGCTCGCCGTCCAGACAGACCCCCACCGGGTCGCCGGGCAGGGTGACCTGCCCCACGGCGGCGGCGGTCGCCGGCTCCGGCCTCCGTCGGCTCCGCTCCGCGATCCACATTTTCATCCTTCCTCTCTATTGCAGCGCCTCAGGCACCCCCAGGGTCAGCCTGGTGTGGAGCCCATTCCCGTCCAGTCCGCAGGTCATCTCCGCCACCCGCCAGACGCCCCGTCCCACCGGGTACCTTGGCGCCAGCGTCACCAGATCCCCCGGCCAGGCCAGGAAAGCTCCGGGCAGCTCCAGCTCCATCTGCCGCAGTTCCTCCCGGCTCCGGGCAAGCTGGTAATCTCCCGAATAGCGCATGGCCTGATAGGTGCTTTTTCCCGGCATGGTGAGCACCCTCCGGCACAGACCGCCCCGCCGGACAAAGTCGGCATTTTCCACTTTCTGCACCGCCTCGGTGGTACGGTCCCTCACCAGCACCTGGGACAGGACCCCGTAGCGCTGATCCCGCAGGGTGAGGGCGGTAATAGCCCCGTTTTCGCCGATCCGCAGGGTTTCCTGATCCGGCCACGGTCCGACTTCCAGCCTGCCCAGCCGGTCAAACCGGGGCGTGACCCCGCCGTAGTAGCGGCAGAACTCATAGACCACCTGCCACTCGCTGCTGCCGGTCTCCACCACAAACCCGGGCACTGCCGGCAGATTCACACCCGGCAGGGCCTGGATGCCGTAGGGTGTCACATGGTCCCGCAGGATATCCTGCCAGGTGGCCACCTGGTACTCCATCCCCAGCGCCTCATTGTCCAGCAGCCGGGCGGCCATGCTCCGGCCGGAGACCGTGAGAAATCCACCGCTTCCGTTCCAGCCCCGTTCGCACTCGTCCACCACGCCGGTGAATACCGTCTCCCCGTTTTCCACCGCCGTAAAGGTGACCGCCTCGCCCAGCAGATCCTCCCCCTCCGGCTTCCACAGGCAGGTAAGCAAAAAGCTGTCGCAGGGCGTGCCCCGCCCATATTGAAACTGCCATGCGGTGACATCTGGCAGTTGGATTTCCCTGCCGTCCCAGCAGGTCAGTTTCCCCTCCATCTCACGCCACCCGCACTTTCTGCCCCACCAGGATCAGGTTGGGGTTTTTGATCTGGGGATTGAGGGCCACCAGGGCGGTGAGGCTCATCCCATACCTTTGGGCGATACCCCACATGGTGTCCCCCCGCACCACCGTGTACCACTGTTCCTGACCGGCGGCCGGGACGCTCTCCTGCTGCCCGCTGCTGCCGCTGACGGAGGCGGTGACTTTGGTGCCGGTGCTGTGCCCGTCGTAACTCTCCCAGAAGGTGAAGTGGTAGCGCACATAGTCCGCCCTAGGCTCCTGGGTGAGGGAGAGTTCCACGAAATAGGCGTTGGAGGTCTGCCACACCGGGTGGACCAGCAGGCCCGGCCCGTCGGAGTAGAACACCGTGGCCAGCTGCTTGAACAGCTCATAGGCGTTCTCCCCCACAAATTCTCCCTCGCCCTCCATGATCCGCTGCTCCGGTCCCAGATCCTGGAGGACATACCGTCCAAAGGGCACCTTGTCAGCCCCCATAGTCCGCCTGAATCCAATGGAATACACCCTGGGATTGTGGGGCCAGACGAAGTCCTTATATCGCATTGCCGCCAATCTCACAGCAGTTGAAACCCCCCGTCAAATCTTCTGGCGTCCCGGCGCACCAGCCGGTCCAGCCCGGCGGCGTCCCAGCCGCCGGGCTGGACCTTCTCTCCCGGTTTCTGCAGGGTCACCACCCGGCTCTCCGGCCGGGCGGCGGGCAGCTCTGTCAGGCTCCGGCGCAGTTCCCGGTAGATCCAGTCCGCTCCGGGCGCGGTACTCCGCACCGCCCCCGCCGCTTCCGGCCGGCGGGCATAGCCTTCCGCGGTCACTTCCTCAAAGAGCAGCCCGACAGCCGCGGTGTCCCCATCCGCCGTCTCACCGTCCGAGGTTTCTTCCGCCTGGCGGCCGCTCTCCGCTGTTCCGACCGCCGTGCCATCCGGGCCCGCCGGTTCCTCCGTATCTGCAACGGGGAGCGTGGTCTCCTCCCAGGCCTTCCGCCAGTCGTTTTCCGCCCGGCGTTCTTCCCGTTCCTCCTGCTCCCGCAGAATGCTTGCAATGTAATCGGTCAAACCCGCTCACCCCGCTTCATCCGCTCATAGCGCTCCTGATCAAAGGAGGCGTTCTGCGCCGCCGCCGTCTCCCCTGCGGGCATACCGCACACCGGGCAGCGGTCCTCCTCCGCCTCTGCCCGGCAATGGGGACACAGCCGCTCCAGCGCCTCCTCCCGATCCAGCATCAGGTTGAGGGCGCACCACAGGTAATCTCTCGCCTTCATTTTTTGTGCCCGTTCCTCCGTCGGAAGGGCCTGAAAGGTCCGGAGCACACGCCAGCGAAGGCGCTCATCAGGCGCGTGCTCCAGGCTTTTTTTAGGGCCAGAACATCCTCCGCCCCATCCTCCGGGGATGGATTTTCCGTCCGATCCAGCTCATTCCACCGCCGGGCCAGCTCCCCGATCTCCCGGGCGCTCAGCCCTTCCAGCACTGCCCGGCCGGAGGGAAATACCGGCTTTCCCTTCCGTTCCAGGGCCCGGGCCAGCAGGCAGGCGTTGGCGCACAGGGCCCGCTCTCCCTCATTTTGAGCCAGCTCACCGGCTTCCCGGCCCGCCTCCAGTACCTCCAGGGCGGAGAGGAGCCGCAGCTCCCTTCCGTCCTCCAGCCTCAGCCGCTCCCTCCGGCTGAGGATGGACTGCCGCTGGGCCGTCATACCGCCGTCTCGATCCGCCTGGAGGCCACCACGGTGATCTTCTCCACCACCATGGCCCCCAGGGCGCCGGTCTCACCGATGGAGCTCCACTGGCAGCCGGAGTAGATGATCTTCCGGTCCGGCTTGCAGATTACCAGGCTGAAATCCTCCAGATCGTGGAAGTTGATCCCGTCCCGAATGGCCTCGTCGGTGGCGTACAGCCGGGTCAGCTCAATGACGTGGCTGCGCTGGCCGGGGATGGTGGCCACCGGCTCGTCCTCGCCGAAGGCCTCCACATTCTGACTGGTCCGGGTGGACTTGGCGGAGTAGCTCTGGACCACCGCCACCTTTTTCCCGTCGATCTCCAGATAAATGTCGCTGCTGGTGGGAAATCCTGCGACTTTCATAGGCATCCTCCTTTACACCGTGATGTGGGCGCTGAGCCAGATCTGGTTCAGGCCGTGGGCCACCGTGAAGGAGAAGTCCACCAGGCACACCGTGGGATTTTCCGTGTCCGCCTGCACCGTGACATTTTCGTAGCCGGTGATGATCTCCCGGCTCAGCTTGTTCTCCAGCTCCAGGATCACCTGGGAGCGGATAGCCCCTCTGGTCTGCTCCGTGTTCTTGGTCCTGCGAAACTTGGAGCGCAGGGAATCCCGGACTGTGGGGATCACATCATCCACGATCCGGATGGTGGTCAGCTCCCGCCAGGTGGCGTCAGGCGCTTCCCCGCTCTTGGTGCGGCTCGTGACGGCCCGCACCACACTGACGATGCCGCTCACCCGCTCCAGGGGGGTGACGCCGCCCCGCACCAGGGTGTCGATCTCGTTGTCGGTATACTGGGCGTCCAGACCGCCCAGGCCCTTCAGCTCCGCCCCTCCCAGGGGCACGGCGGGGTCGGTCTCCCCGGCGATGGCTCCCGCCACGGCGGCGGCCAGCAGGCAGGAGGCGTCCCCGGGAGCCAGCAGCACTACCCGTTCGCTGTTGATCTGGCCCGCCCGCTGCACCAGGTTGTCCACACTCTCTCCCGCGCCGCCGCATACCACGGCGATGCGCTCCCGCCGGGCCTCAGAGGCGGCGCACACGCTGTCCCGCAGCTTCTGCTGCACCGCCGCGTCTGTGCTGTCGCACACCACCAGGGCCACATCCTCTTCCGCCTCCAGCAGAGCGAAGGCGGCCCCATAGCCCTCCGCGTTGGCCACCGGAACCGCCCGCACCTGGGCCGCACCGTTGAGCAGCAGCAGGCGCACCAGCTCCGTCAGATTTTCCCCCTGGCCGAAGGTGGTCACCGCGTCCTCGTAGCGGTTGAGGACATACAGGGTCCCCGCCTCGCCCTTGGTGCACACCGCTACCAGACCTGCGGTCTGTCCGCCGCCGGTGCTGCTGACCACGGTGGAGGCGTCATAATCGGAATACACCCCCGGTCTCTCATGGGTCGTCATACTCAAATCCGGCTCTCTCCTCTCACAATAAAGTCCAGGAAGGTGCCGCCCTCCTCCGCCACAGCGTAGAGGTAGCCCTGACACAGGGCCTCCACCGTCCGGTGGTACAGGCCGGCCCCCTGGTCAAACTCGGTCTCTCCGCAGGAGAGCTCCAGCAGCCGCAGCCCCGGAGGGCCCTCCCGCCGCAGGGCCTCCGCCATCCGGTCAAAGGCGGACTGGATGGCCGCCGCGCCCCCGTTTTGGGGCGCATACAGGTCCAGACCGAAGGTCAGTACGATCTTTTTCCCGTACAGCTCCTGCCACTGGCCGCTCTCCTCGTCGTACCGCTCTCCCAGATAGTCCTGAAAGCCCCCCGGCCCCCCCTGACAGGCCCGGAGGGACACGGCGGCCACCGCCCCCTTCCGGCGGAGCCGTCCGCTGTCCGGGTAAGCGCACACCGCATCGATGCCCTGGCCGTTCAGGTATTCGGCCATCCGCTCCCGGACCTCTCCAAACTCCAAACTCACGTTCCCGTCCTCTCCTCCCGCCCATCGCAGGGGCCGATGCCCTCATCGGCCCGTCGCTTTTTCATGCATCCTCATCCCGGATCACCAGTAAGCCCCACCAATAGGCCAGCTCGTCGCCCAGCCAGACGGGCTGAGCGGCGCGGATGGAGAACTTTTTCTCTCCCCACGCCACATAGCCGTCACCCAGAGCGTCCAGGGAGACCTCCGGGCCGCCCAGATAGATCCACTGATCCTGCCGCACCAGTCCCAGGGGGGTGGGGAGGGTCTGGTACCCCTCCCCACGGCGCTCCAGGGCAGGCTGGAGGAAGGCCCGGCATACCGTACCCGTCTCAGCGTTCTCCTTGTATACCGTTACCTTCTGACCGTATTTCTCCAAAATCCTGCTCCATGCGCCTGTCATCCCTGGACCCCCCGGAACACAAATCCGCTGTCCTGCAAATAGGGCCCCAGCACCGTCTCGGCCTGGAGGCGGAGGGCGCGGGCCCGCTGGGCGCCGTCTCCGTTCTCCTCCTGGATGGAGACCTCACCGGCGGTGAACTTCAGGGGCGCGGTTCCCATCCCGTTGGCCGCCATGGCTGACAGCGCCAGCCAGGCGCAGCCCAGCACATAGGCCTGCCCGCAGTCCTCCGGGGTCACGCCGTCCCGCAGCCGGCCGGCCGCCTCAGCCTCCGCCGCCTGACACAGGGCGGTGAGGACCTCCAGATCCTCATCCGCCACTCTGCCCAGCTTCCGGGCCATGGCTACGATCTCCTCGCTTCTCATTTCAGCTTCAGCACCTTGGCCGCCTCGGTAAAGAGCTTGGCAAAGCCGGAGATGGAGGTGATGGCAGCCCGCTCCAGCTGGCGGTCGATGAGCTTGTCATACTCCACCATCACGTCGGAGCCCTGCACCATCTCCAGGGCATACCGCTTGTCCAGGCCGATGAGCTTGCCGCTCTCCAGGGCGGAGGTGCGCAGCAGGGTGGCCCCCAGGGGGGTGGCCAGCTTGCCGGTGCCCTGGAAGTTGAGGCCGGTAAGGGGATTCTGGAACTCGTCCATCTTGAGCATCTGGCGCATCATGTCGCCGGACACCAGCAGGGTGTTCATCTCGTAGGGCTCGAACTGGGCCCAGAAGTCCACCAGCTCATCGTAGGTCAGGGTACCGGCGGTACCGCCGATGGTGCCGTCGCCCACGGTAAACTCCTGTGCGGGGTTCTTGTTGCCGTCGCCGTTAAGGAGCACGTCGATGGCGTCCTCCAGGTGCATCCGGTTGATATGTGCGCCGATCTGCCGCAGGGTGACGGAGAACAGGTCCAGCTTCTGATAGCGGATGGCCTCGTAGGAGGCCACCAGCATCCGGCCCCGCTTGTGGAGCTTCACCAGGTTCTCCTGGGTCTTGACCTGGGTCTGGGGGATCTCGGCGCCCTCCTCCACCCGGCGCAGGGCCTTCTGGTCGTCCTCGGGGACGGAGGCGATGGAGCGGTAGTCCATGCCATCGAACCGGGTGACGGCGGCTGTGATGTGGGGGAGCAGGTCGCTCTCCTCCATGCCCTGGCGCACCGACCGGGCGATGTACTCGGGGAACAGCACGGCGGACTGGCTGGTGGAGAAGAACTTTTCCACCACGTCGCTGCCCGCGCCCTTCACCTTGATGTCAAAGCGCTTGAGCTGCCGCTGGTAGGCGTCCAGGCCCTCCAGCGCGGTGCCCTTGTACTGCTCGGAGGGGTCCTCCCGCTCCAGCACCTGGGTAAAGGTGCGGCCCGCCTCGTTGTACATGCCCTTTTCCAGCTTGAGATTGTCGAACCGATAGCTCATATACTTATCCTCCCTTTCTTACAGACAGATCACGGCGCTGTCGGTCTCCACCCGCACCACCAGGTACTCGGTGCCGGCAGAGGTGTCCAGCTTCATGCCGCCGGAGCCGTCGGCGGACAGCTTGCACCAACCGGCGGTAATGCTGCCGCCGCTGACAGGCACCTTTACCAGGCCGCCCAGCTGCACGGCGGCGTAGCCGTCCTCAGCGGACAGGGTCATACCGCAGATCTTGTTGCCCGCGGCGCAGGCGCCCACCGTACCGTCGGCGGTGACCTTGACCACCTGACCGGCAGCCACGCCCTCCGCACATGCGAAGGTGGCCACCATCTCGCCAATACCCTCAAAGGAAATCTTGCTCATACTCCTGCTCCTTTCTTTTGCTTCCCTGTTTTAAATCAGAAACGCTCCGTCTCTCTGTTCCAGTTCCAGGCCCTCTGAGCCCTTCAGCTGGGTCTCCGGGCCCCAGGCCTTGTCCACCTGCCGCTGGAAGGCTGCCCGCAGCCCCTCCAGCTCCGGCTCCTCCAGCCGTCCGGCAATGGCCTTCAGGGTATCATGTTCCAGGCCCAGCTCCGCCAGGCCTCCCAGCCGGACCACCTCGTCCTTCAGCTTCCGGAGGTATTTCCGGCCCAGCTCTGCCTCCCGTTCCAGCTGCTCCATATCCTGTCTCACGCTCTTCATCACCCCCGCCTCTTTTTGTGCCGGTACCGCCACGAAAGACCACTCATAGGCGTCGGTGGCCCCCACCAGGTCGGCCCAGCACAGCTTTCCGTCATAGGTCATGCCCTTCTCGTGGGGGCACCGGCTCTTGTCCCGGATATTCTCCCCACAGATGGAACACCGGGCCTCCGCCACAGCGCAGCCCACGCTGACCTCCTTCTTGATCCCGCCCTCGATCTCGGCGATCAGGTCCCGGTTGCCCTCCGTGCGCAGCATGTAGGCGTAGCCCTTCAGGTAGCACAGCGGCTCTCCCGCCTCGGTCAGGACCCCTTCATCCCGCACCAGCTCGGTGCGGTAGATGCGGGCAGCCTGCCCCCGGGCGCTCCACTGGTGGTCAAAGATGCCGCTTTTGCCCACGAACAGCCTGGCCAGCTCCTCCAGGGTCTCCACCGGGAACCGCTCGCCGTCCCGGTCCACCTGGTTGTCGCACAGCCGCACCGCAAAGGCGTATACCTCCTCCGCCGTCAGGGTTTTTCGGCTCATGGCGTTGATGAGCCCCAGCTCGGTTTCGTCCAGGGCCAGTTCCTGATCCAGCCCTGCCTGTTTGGAAATTTTCATTCCCGCTCTCCCTTCTCCCGTGCGTCGTTGTCCATCCGCAGGCTTCTGGTCTGCTGCCGGTAGAGCTGTGCTCTGGCCTCCTCCACCAGATCCTGCAGGTTGATGTCCTGCCAATCCACTTCCACCTTGCTGTCGTAGCCGTGCAGCCTGAGCCACAGCTCGCAGATCCGCTCCACCACCGGCTCCAGGGAGCGGCGGATGGCGGTGATCTCACTGGTCATCATGTCGGCCTGCTGGGTGCTCATCCGCTCGGTGGAGGACCAGGACAGGCCCAGCAGGAAGGGCGGGATGCCGGTACGGGCCACCAGCTGCTCCAGGATCTGCCGCACCGGCACCTCGCTGTCCAGCACCTGGTTGTCCGCCCCGATGACCTTGATGTCCACATCCCCCACCGCCACGAAGTCCCGCACGGAGCCGTCCTTGCCCGCCTGCATGGCGGCGGACCACTCCCGGGCGATCTGCCGGCTGCGCTCCATCACCAGGCTCTGGTCCATGGGTGTGTCCCCGGGCTTGTACACCACGGCGAAGCGGACGTTGCCCATCCGCTCCCAGTTCATTCCGGTGGCCTGGTAGATCTTCAGCAGGATCCCGGTGAGGAAGGGCATGGACCGGAGCATACTCACCCCGTAGGGGCTGTCCGTCTCCGGCTGGAAGGGGGTGAACAGCAGCAGGTCCTGCCTGGGCAGTTCCCGCATGGTGCCATTCCCGTCTCTCCCCCAGATGGCGAACTTCATGGGGGAATCCCCCTCCTTGATCTCGATGTCCGCCACGTTGCCGCACAGCAGAGCGGCGATGTCGGTGCGCCTGCGGTCCGGGACGATCTCCCCCACCGCCCGGCCGCAGGTGAGCATGGAATCCAGATAGCAGTCCAGGAAGGACTGGATGCCCCGCTGTCCTCTGCCTGTATCCACATGCTGAAGGAACCAGTCCAGCCCCTCCTGGGCCTTTTGGTCCCGGCAGATCACCTTCACCCCGCCGCTGAGGCGGATGAGCTTCCAGATGGCGGCGTCCACGATGGGCACCGCCTCCCGGATGGCCCGGTAAATGGCGATCTCCCCATGTCCCAGGGGGACGTATCCGTCCAGCACGCCGAAGGGGTGCCTGCCCCCTTCCCGGATCTGGACGGCCAGGCCGCCCCCGCCGCTTTCCTTTTTTTGAAACAATCCCATACCCACACTCCTTTTAAAACCTGTCCCGCTCCACACATAATCCCATCCAAAGTCCGCCTCCCCGCTCTCCCGCCACCGAAGATGCGAAATAGCGGATATCGTCCATGGCATGGTCGTGGATCTTCTTCACCCGGTCCCCCACCGCCTTCTCGTCCCAGCAGTAGAGGGAGAACTCCCGGATGGCGTCGGTGCAGGGGGCGCAGATCACCAGTTCTCCCTTCCGCAGCAGTTCGGCGGTGGTACGGATGCCGGCCAGTACATCGTTGTCCGCCTTTTCCACCGTCCATCCCCTCCGGCGGAGCAGCTCGATAAAGCTGGCGGCGGAGGGATCCACCACGATCTTCTGGATGTGCCTGCCCCCCGCCAGCTTTTCCAGCTCGTCGGCGTACTCTCCGTCGGTCTTCTGCCGTTTTTCCGCCCTGGAATCGTAGTAGTACTCCTTCACCCGATACCACACCCCGTCCCGTTTCCCCCACAGGCCAAAGGAGGCGGGGTTGACCGTGCCGTAATCGCAGGAGATGCGCCACTGCTCCATCTCCCCCTCCGGAGCCGGTTTGACGAAGCTCTCGTCGAAGAAGTCGTACACCCGCCCCTCGGCGGCCACCCACTCACCCAGCACGAACCTGCGGTAAAAGGTGCCGCTGAAGCTGCGGGCGTACCGGCGGATGACCCTGGGGGACAGGGCGGGGTTGTCCTCCATGGTAAAGTGGAGGTAGAGGGCGTTGCGCTCCTCTGCTTTCTGGACCCACTCCTTGTAGAACCAGTGCTCCGGCCCCTCCGGGTTGCAGGAGAACCACAGCCGGCTCCCCTCCACGGAGCATCGGGCGCAGGCCTGCTCCACGAAGGACCGGGGCATAAGGGCCGCCTCATCCAGCAGCACTCCCGCCAGGGTGATGCCCTGGATGAGGGCGGCGCTCCCCTCGTCCTTTCCGCCGAAGAGGTAGAAGGTGTTCTCCCCGCCGCCGAAGCGGACGATGATCTTGTTCTGGGACACCTTCTCCTCCCACTGGAAGCCCAGCTCCTTCAGTACCGGGGCCAGGGTGTTCAGCAGGTTGCGCCGCAGGGCGGTAACCGTCTTGCCGCACAGGCCGAAGGTCTGTCCCCGGTAGGTACGCATGGCCCAGCAGAAAAAGGACAGTCCCATGCACAACGTCTTTCCGCTGCGCACCGCTCCGTCACAGATGATCGCTTCCCGGCCTCTGGTCCGGGGCGCGCACCACCAGGTGAGCACCTGTTTCTGCTTGGGGGAAAAGGTCCGGAACCTCAT